CGGAAATTGACCCGCCAAGTCCCACACCCGAACCGCTACCACCTACTGACCCCGAACCAATAGAACCATTGCCACCATTAGAAGAACCATCAGAACCTCAAGAACCCGAATCACCCGAGCCACCTCTCGAGGAAGTTCCCGAAGAGGAACCACCAGCCGAAAACCCACAAGAACCAGCCCCAATAGAGCCAGCGCCACAAAGTCCGTCCATAGAATCATTGCCAACCTCCGAGATAGTAGAAAACATCTTACAAGATGGAACTGTCACCGCTTCTGAGGTTAGCGCCATTATTGAGAATGTTAATGCTGATGGTAAATTAACTGCGGAAGAAAAGGAAGTTGTTGCAACTGCGATTGTTGCTCAATTTATTGATGCTCCAGCCGTACCTGCAACAGCCCTTGAAGAAGCGGGTCTTGATTTCTCAGACCTGCCAGCAGAAACTCCTGTTGATGTTCGAACAGATGAAGATGGCAATGCAGTAATTATTACCGCTGAAATTGCAGATGCTTTAGAACTGCTTGCATCACCAGCAGAAATTATTTCAGCAATCTTTGAAAGCCCTGCACAACTACTTTTCGCAATCGGAAATCTCGGAGCAGACATGAGTGATGAAGAGCGCGAAGAAGCAACCAAAACAATTGTTGCCGCAACTATTGTCGGTAACATTGCTACTACAACTGCGGCCGCTACTTTGGGTAGCGTCGGATACAGGAGACCAAATTGAAAGACTTTATTAACGACATGATTGGGCAACTATGGACATTGCTAGGAATGTTTGTTGCTTGGATTGTTTTAGATGGAACTGCAAAAGGAATTGTTGGTAACGCGATTCTTATTACGCTTGGCGTTTGGGCTTTGACTTACCCTCTTCGTCGTTCGAAGGAAGATTAACCTCTTCGCTTTTTGCAAATGGACTAAATGCTCCATTGATTTCATCAAGTGTTAGTTTTCCATCGTCGAGATACTCACGGGCTAGTCGCTCTGCAACTGAGGCGACAGCCAACAGCCCAGCCATTGATAGCGCTATCCATGTATCAACTCCCATGACAGCCCCAGCACCAAGAGTGCCAAGTGCGCCGACACTAAAGACTGCGACCATGCGCGTCAGAATGTCTTGGAGTTTTTTCATGAGGCAAGTTTACCTCATGCCACATCCTTCATCTTTTGCTTGATGATTGCTTGGCGTTGCTTTTCAGCCTTGAACCATTCAACCTGAGACTTTGGCAATCTTGCCTTTGCAAAGTTTCCATTGCTCCCGATTAAGCGAACTCCTTGGAAATGGAACCCTGCTTGCAATTTATCGGCATCCTCTTTGCCCATGACATTGCGGACTAAATCAAGCAAGCAAGTCGCGAACTTTGCTCCGTGGCTCCATCGGTCATTGGATAAGTGATGAGCCAACTCATGCAAGATGACAAACTTATGTCTTGCCCACTTTGGCAAAAGAATCACATACTGACCATGGCGGAATGTCGCTCCAGCCCTGCTTCGACCTCTCCCATCTAAAACCACGATTGGTCGATTCCAGCCGTACTTGTCCTTGATGTACTTTCGAGCAAGAACTTTGTCCACGAACTTTTGACATTCTTTCAATGTGAACTCTTCGTTCATTGCCTTCAATCGAGTCTCACTTCTATAAACCCGAGTGGTTTGGTCTCTGTCTTGGAAAGCCATAGTTTCCCCCTCTCATTACCCAGTATACACGACGGGGGTTAGATAATCAAATTGAGCCTGATTTGATTTACAACCCCAGTTATGTTACACTCAGTATGTAAGAGAGAGGAGATGCCCATGGAGGTCTGCGTGAAGTGCGGAGTTTCTATCGGTCAGTTTGAGGTCTTTCCTCAGCAAGTCTGCGTCAAGTGTTATGCAGTCGAGTTTGAGAAAGAGTTTCAGTCAGCAATCAAGGTTGGGAGGTTCAAGTAATGAGTCTTGATTACAAGGGTTTTGAGTGGGGTAACAGAATTACCTCTGATGAGGATTCAGTAGATAGATTCCTTCATGAAGGTTTGGTTCCTCAGTCACCATCTGTAGGAGATTTACACGGCGCCGCTGAATGGTTGGCTACTTACGCCTCCGAAACTGCGGAAGATGCTCAGGGCTGGGCGAATGTCGTAGCCTTCTTAATCTTGACTGCTGAATCCAAGCAAAAGCGTTCAGCGATTGCTCAAGCAAAAAGAGAGTTTGCTAAGGAAAAAGGAATTCCTGTGTCGCAAGTCAGAATTAACAGGAATAACTAACCCCAGTTGTGATACAATCAGATTGTCTTAGAGAGGAGACATCATGACAAAAGTAAAAGTAACTTGGAAGGCTTTTGGAGATAAGCCACAAATCGAACGATTCGTAAGTTCTGTGGAATTTACACTTCCTGAAGTTGTCAGCAAAACTGTTAGCGATGAACACATCTGCGAAACAATTTTCAAGCAGACAAATCTTTATAACGGTCCAGTTTGGGATGTTATCCAGCCATTGCTTTCAGAAACACGCACTCACACAGCGCTTTCAGTAGGCGATGAAGTCGAGATTGATGGCGTTGCGTACATCTGCGCTGACCTTGGATTCATCAAGGTCTCAGATGCAGAAATAAGAAAATTTCCTGACGGAACTATTTGGTCTATCGTAAAGAAAGAAGAGGTGACAGCATGACTCAAGAATCAAAAGTTTATGACCGCGTAGGAGCAATTATCGCCTACGAAACAGGCGAACTTGATGGAGAGAAAACCGTTGAATTGTTCCAGCACCTAGTTGATACTGGGCTTGCATGGCAACTTCAAGGTCACTATGGACGAACAGCAATGGCATTTATCGAGCAAGGTCTAGTGAGTAGAGGAGGCAACTAATGAAAAAAATACTTTTTAGACCTTCTGTTCCGTGGGCTAAAGAAACAACGGATTCTCCAACCCCGATGTCCTCAATGGTTCCTAAATGGTATCGAGACTTGTCAATTTACATAAAAGGTGTGGAGAATAAAAGGATTATAGGCAAGACTGTAAAGACTTGTGTTCCAGTTCTTGATTCAATGATAAGTGGATACGCTTTGCGACTCCCAGTAGATGTTAATACATTCATTGATGGTAATGGGAATCGAAGATTTACATGGCATCTGACAGATTTCGAGCCAATTGAGACGCATAGCAGTCAGCAGATGGGTGATTATCCATTCCCAGCCGAGTATGAAAACGAACCATTCAAGTTTGTGAATGTTTGGGGATTGCAAGCGCCAACGGGATACAGTTTAATGTTTTGTCACCCATTCGGAAGATTTGATTTACCGTTTTACAGTATGCACGGAATAGTTGATAGTGATTTGCATTATGTCCCAATGCACATCCCATTTGTTATGAAAAAGGGATTTGAAGGGGTCATAGAAAAAGGAACGGTTTTTGCGCAAGTAATTCCAATCAAAAGAGAAAATTGGCAAAGTGAAGTAAGAGACCTATCGGAGTTCGATGCTTCGATGGTAGTCAGAAAAACTTTGTTTTATGTTGAAAAATGGTATAAAAACTTTGTATGGCAAAAAAAAGAATACAAATAGGGAGGCAACTAATGAGCGAGACAATTGTAAAGTGTTCAGATTGCGAAACTGTCATCAATGAAGATGACGGCTACACAATCTCGGATTTAACTGAAAAGACATTCTGCTACGACTGTGAGCAGTCAGACCTTGAGAATTGCTCAACTCTGCTCAAGGTTCACGGTAATCATGAAGCCGAGAAAGTTATCTTCGGTAGCGATTTTTCCCGTGGCGAAGATGGCGAATCACCTGACTGGTTCCATGAATTGTTTGGTGAAACCAAGGGTCGTAAGTATGTAAAGACCGATGCTTGGCGTGGTCACTATGAAACCGTCAAGAATTTCAAAGATGTAACTGTCTTGGCATCGGGCTGGACAACTGGATGGGCTGATGAATTCCATCAACGCAAAGCCCTATTCAACGAGTTTGCAGAGCATCTATGCGAGAACTTCTACGGCGCTGTTGCCCCTACATACTTTTTGACAGAGCCAACATCTAATGTGTTCTCAGCGGGGATTGATTTCTTCTGCGCCACAAAAGATGTTGAGAAGGTAACTGCATGGCTTGAGGAGATTGGTTATCCAGTCGAGAAATTAAAGGAGTGGTTATCATGACGCCAAAATTTGAAGTGTGGCTATCTCAAGAAAAAATAGTCAAGATTGAGGCTGAAGATTTAGAACACGCATACGAGGTTGCTGAATCTAAATTTTCTCAAGACAAGTGGAATGTTGATAAAGTACAAACCTTAGAGTAAACTGGGGTTAATAATGAGAGAGAAGAGATAACTATGGAACACGCAATAATTGTTCATTCGCCCGAATACGCGAACTGGATTTTCGATAAGTCGCACCCTACTCAGGGACGACGATTCCTGCACGGGCGTAATCAGATTATCTTGGAGGCTCAAAAGCGTCATCTCAATGTTGATGAGATTCCACCTGAGATGCCACACACCGATGACCTACTACTCATCCATGACCCAATCTATGTCCACGATGTAACTATCAAGGGCGAATCAACTGAATGGGATGGTCAGCGTCATGACCTTGGTGATTTAGCAAAGTTATTTGTTGGCGGTACTTTGACTGCTCTCGATACTTTGCTCAACAAGAAAACAACTCTTGCAATTCACCTTCCAGGCGCGAAGCATCACGCGATGCGTGACTATTCATCAGGATTCTGTATCTTTGCAGATTTCGCAATCGCCGCAACCAAGGCAACAGAACTTGGCGAGCGCGTTGCAATCTTTGACATTGATGCACACCATGGTGACGGTACTGAGGTATTGCTCAAGGCAAACAAGAATGTAATGACATTCTCTGTTCATCAGTATGGAATTTTTCCAGGCACGGGTCTTATCTCCGATTACATGAATCGCGCCTATAACTTCCCATTGGCTCAAGGTTCAACGGATGCAGATTTGATGTCTGCAACTGAATCCTTCCTTGAAGCCTGTGACGAATTCAAGCCTACGATTATCTTCGTGGCGTGTGGCGCTGACGGTCTTAAAGATGACCCACTCAGCCAACTGGATTACACCCCAGCGGGTTACTGGAGGTCACTACGGGCTGTTAGAGAGCAATACCCTAACTTCCCTATCCTCTTAGGTGGAGCGGGTGGCTACCTGCCTGATACGGGAACTCCCGAGGTATGGCGAAACGCCATGCTTGCTTTGACATCGGTTCAAACCGAGGTTGTAATTCCCGACTTGTAGACTTCAGGGATGACCACACTCGTAGGTATCCAAGGGCGCAATTGGGCGCTCTTGGGTGCCGATACCCGTATGACAGATGATTCAGTTATTTATCGAATGGCAAAAGGTCATTCAAAAATAATTGAACAAGAGAATTTTACAATCGCGTGTGCAGGTGATGTGCGAGGAATAAACATTTTGCAATCGCAACTCAAACTTCCTAAAACTTATGTTGCAAAAGATGATGCACACTTCATGACTGGTTTTCTTATCCCAGCCATCCGTAAGGCTTTTGCTGAAGCGGGTTACGAGAAAACGACGGAAGGACAATCTAGCCATGAATCAGAATTTCTTATTGTTTACAACGGAAAGATTTATGAAGTCGGTTCTGATTACTCATGGGTACAAGATTCTCGCGGTATCTACGGACTTGGCTCAGGTGGCTCTATTGCTCTTGGTGCCTTGGCTTGTCTCAGCGGAGATTTAGTAACTCGAGCAGAGGCGCGTAAGTGGGCGACCAAGGCTCTTGAAATTGCCTGTGAATACAACTCGGATTCTGCTCCACCGTTTCACATTGTAATTAAAGAATAATTCCTGTATCCTAACTCCAGTTGTAAATCCTTACAACAAGAGAGGAACACATGGATACAAACGAAGTTGATAAGAAGTTTGCAGACATCATGCAACCAAAGATTGTTATGCCACAAAGAGAACCTGCAAAGTTTCCTGAATTGCGTTATTTGTGGGGAGTAACAGGGATTGTTTCTGTAATACTCATAGTCGTGTCAGCAACCATTAGCACATTCATTGAGGCGCTATAAATTAAATAATGCTTCAGGGTCATAGACCTCAAGGGCTTTCGATACAAGAGAGTCCTTGAGGTCTCTTGCATGATGTCCGCAAAAAAATAACTCACCCGATAAAAATGTCGCTCTCACTTTTGCTAACGCAGAGCATCGGTCACACAACTGATTCGGCTGTATCGGCAGACGAACAATTGTTTCCGTCATTATTTCTTATTCTTGTCCGTGATTGGTCCGCCGACAATCCATGCTCGACAGGTGCGCTTAGATGCACATTTGAAATCGAAGGCTTCGCAGTAACCCAACTCCCCAGCCTCGGTGACATCCCAAGCCGTCTCGCGGGTATCGCCTTGGGCTAATCCGCCCTCAATGCACTCCATCATGGCTGATGTCTGAATAAACGCCGCACAATTGCCACAGCGCTGTTTCTTGGCTTCCTCGGGCGATACAGACCATTCCTCGGCAATCTTGTCCCAGTAAGCCTGATTAGCCTCTGAAGGGTTGAGAGGACCGTATGAGGCGTCGTCGATGGCTTTCTTGCGGTTTTTAAGATTGGCTCTTACATCCTGAGTCGCGGTTGGGCATGAAGCCTTCAAGAGAGCGGAAACTGCTGGTGTAAGAGACATGGGATAAGTGTATACGAACAGATGTTCGGTCTAAATTTAGAGACAAATTTAGGTCTATTTCGGGATGATTATTAACCCCAGTTGTGTTATACTTAGTGTACGAGGTCAAGAGAGGAAACAAAATGAGTGAATACGGAATCCCAGTTTCAACAGTAATCGCTATTGGCGACAAGCCTATTGAGAACGGTCTTTGGGTGACACCAAAAGTAGGCGACATTCTTTACTCATCATGGGGCTACGACCAAACAAACATTGAGTTTTTCAAGGTGGTCAAGGTCAGCGAGTTCTCTGTGTGGATTCAGGAGATTGGCAAAGAGGTCGTTGAGGTAACTGGTTGGGCGCATCAAAATGTGGTGCCAGTTGATTCACCTGATTATCAGGTTCGTGACTGGGACAACCCAGGCGAATACATCACAAAGACTCACCCAATCCAACGCAAGAAGATTCAGCCTTACGGAGATGCTTACGGTGTCAGCCTTACTTCATTCTCATCGGCTTGGTTATGGGATGGAAAGCCAAAAGGTCAAAGTCAGACTTGCTAGATTATTAACCCCAGTTATGTTATACTGGACTTGTTCTTAGAGAGGAGAACAAAATGTCTCAAGGCATCAAAGACCCAATTACAGGTAAGACCTTTACCTACAAAGGTTTTACACCAATCTCACGCATCTCGATTCCATGCCAACATGGTTTCCATGATTGCCCAAGCGCACCAAGCGCTTTAATCAAAGTTCTTGATTTCAACACAACCAAATCAGTTTGTTGCTTATGCAACTGCCACTTCGAGGGAGGTAACTAAATGGGATGGGATGTAACTCCAGTAGGTCGCAACATCACTACAAAGAAATTCATTGAGCATTACATCAAGACTTCATACGATGGTGTTTACACAGCCATCAAGATTTGTGAGGGCAAGAATAAGTTTGGCGAGAAGGCGTTTTATGTCGCTCTCAAGAAACTTGAGGACAACACAGTTTTCGGCGTTGTCTTTCTAACTCGTCGCAAGAATGGCTCTGTGGCTGTCAAAGTAATTGGCGAGTCATCAGGTCCACGTATGGGCGAATCAATGGAGAGCAGACTGCATCAATCGCTACATCTCAACAAAGATACTAAAAGAGGAGGTCGCATAAATGGGTTACACACATTACTGGACAATCAAGGAACCAATCGATTCTGATGCCTTTGATAAATTGCAAAAGGGAATCAAGGAAATTGTTGAAACTGCCAATGAAGCAGGAATCTCAATTTCTGATGAATCAACTGACGGCGTAATCGCCTTCAATGGAGCAGGACGCGATGCTCATGAAACCTTTGTCATCCAATTAGGCGACACAGGATTTAATTTCTGCAAGACTGCCGAAAAGCCTTACGACGCTGTAGTTACAGCATCTTTGATTCTGCTCAAGAAAGAACTTGGTGCTGAAGTCGAGGTTTCTTCAGATGGTGGGTGGCACCGCTGGCAAGGTGGACGACTGCTCTATGAAACAGTCTTTGACATCCAACCTGAGAGCGTACTCAATTGAGTCAAGCAAAAAATCGTGGAATCACACGCCGTAGGCAATGGATTAAAGACTGGTCAGAAGGTCTTGCCCATTGCCTCGAGTGTGACCATGAATACGCCGATTATCAAATTCTAGTTATCGATGATGAGAAATCGTGTCCTAACTGCAAAAAGCCTGAAAACAAGAAATACTATTACTGCCCCGATACTGGGGAGAAAGGATGCGAGTGTAAATGGCACTAACTGAACGAGAGAGAATCGTCAAAGAGATTCAGGCGTTTGCTTCAGAATACGGTCACCTTATGACCCGCGATGGCGTCACGCGAGATGTTGTTATCGTCGAACAATTGCTCGACTTTCTAACTCCTATCCCCGAGCCACCGCCAGCAAGTCCGTAACTTTAATCAGGTAGCCCTTTGAGTAATTAGGCGGAATTGAACACTCAATCTTGTGTCCATACTTTTCGACTGCTTGCAATAATTGAGCAACTGGCACAATGACTGCCATCTCTTCTAGTACGAAAGCCCAATGCGTTGCCTTGCTTGTCTGAAGCCCCGATGGATACCACTCTCGGTTATTCTCGCTCCAACACCATACCTCAATGTAAAGGTTGCCCGTGTTCTTCCAACGCTTATCTCGTTTGACCTCAACAGTCTCAATGTTAAGTAAAGATTTAATGTAGGACTCACCCTCTTGCCCGAATCGTAAATCTAAATCAAAGTCGGAGCGCTTTACATCGTCCATGGATTTACTTGTCCAATCGAGATAGGTGCAATTGCGGGAATAATGTTTTTGTTTTCGTACAATGCTAAAAGTATGGCTTCAGCACGGTCAGGGCTGTGAACGCCACGCCGTTTCATGTCAGCCTTGGCTTCAATCTGAATTCGACCTGATGAATCGGATTTGAATGTTGGTCCTGCTAATTGAGCCAATACTTGACGGTCTACCTCAAGGCGAACTTCTTGCCTTTCATCTCGAGGCTGTAAAAGTGTGCGAGCGTTCCACCACATTTCGGCTCTTTGATTCTTAAACTTGGTTTGGTCTTTTGGCTTCTCTGCAACATTGACCCCGATAATCAGCGCTCGCAATTGACGCTCTTTGACCCATCTATCGAGTAACGAGACAACTCCCCAGCCAACACCAATCGTGTCAATCTTGACTCGTACCAAATCCTGTACCGCTCGCTCTTTATGAATTGCAACTGCCTTCTCAATTTCGCCCATAACTACACCTGCAACATCTACAGCGTTTGCGTTTGCCTTACCTGAACTGCGATGAACAATAGATGCGACATAGCCATCTGCCTTAGCGATAACGAATTCATCGCCACCATCTGATGCAATGTCCACGCCAAGTCGAATTGTTGAACTTTCAACCATCTCCTCATTTGAGGTAGCCAACTCTGCCCATGCGTAAGGGATAACTTTGCCTGTTCCTGTTTGTGTAAATCGTGCGTGAACACGGGCTTCAACGAATGGCGAATCTTCACCGAATTCGCTGATTACATCATTAACCCAAGTTTCATCTACTAGGTGTGTAGCAACTTCATGCGGTTCAATGTGACTCGGGCATGACCGACATTGACCAGTAGCCTCACCCGTAAAGTTTGGTGTGTCATAAGCGCTAATCGGCAGAATGTTATACAGCGGACTCGAGCAGATTCTCTCGAACCATGTTTGCTCTTGGTCGGTAGGTGGGTTTCCCAATACGAGAAGGCGTGTATGTCCACCCGTCATGAGCGCTTCAAGTGCGCCACCAATCTTGTCTGAGATACCACCCGCTTCATCAACCACAATCAAAAGATGCGGTGCGTGGATACCCTGAACCGCCGCTTCATTGTTATCGGCAGGACGGAATCCGTAAGCAACTACGGTGCCATCCATCTTCCACTCAGTCGTGAGAATTTCTCCAGGCAATTCATGAGTCGTGTGAACTTTTCGAATCTGCGCCCACATGATGTTTCGAACCTGTTTGAAAGTCGATGCTGTTGTAATCGCAATTGCTGTCCCAGGCGGGTGAACTGAAATCCACCATGCAACGGCTCGCGCCGCTAAGTGCGATTTCCCAGGCGCGTGACAAGCAGGAACTACCGTTCTCTTGTTATCTCGAATCGACTCAAGAATCTCTTTTTGTTTTGACCATAGAGTTTCGCCAATGCCATCTTCAATAAATCCAATGGGGTCATTCTCCCAACGCGCCCATGGGTTTTCTAACTCAGCATCAAGGATGACTGACAAGGCGTATTTCTCATCATCTGTAAGCGAGAGATAAATCTTGGTTCGCTCTTCAGGTGTGGCATTGAGAACGAGGTCTACTAAACGGGTCACAGGTAACTTTTTTTATGCCAAAAGTTGTTTTTGTAATAATTTAGCATCCTAAATGATGAATCACGCGCTCTTTTTTTCCCAGCGACGGTAACAGAATCATCAACTTCCATTTTCCACTCTTCTCTCTTAAATGGAATCATTTGAGCAATTGGTGTCCCAGCGGGGATTATTCCTTCAAATCCCTCTTTCATAAAAAATGGGATGTTTCCTGAGAAAAAAGTCGAATCTGCATCAATAATTGCACTCAAGGTTGTAAAAGGTAAATCAAAACGATTTAATGGATGGGTCAGCATCATGGAATACCCTTCAGGCAACTTTACATTGCCGTAAAACTTCCAAACAAAGTGCGTTGGGTTGTGTCCAGCAGGAATAGGTAATCCAGGCGCAGGATTCTGTGTGCGACCCTCTAAAGGAATTGGGGGGTTCTGCCAAACAATGTCAAACTCGCTTGTTTTATTACCCACTAAAACATCTTGCATCAAAGTGATGGCATAGCCCGTACTCAATGTATCCAAGAAAGGCATACAATGTTTGAGCGTGAGATTTTTTTTGTATTCAGCATAAAAAGACAATTTCTTTTGCCCATCTGAGAAAGAAGGCATTTTTTTATACCACTCAGGGCGGTGCTTAGACATTGGCTCGATTACTTCTAATTCTTGTTCAAGCCCTACCTTAAACTTTTTCATCTCGCCCCCCCTATTTTTTGCGAATTGCTAAGACTTTGGCAATCTTACTTTCTAACTCACCCATTTCAACTTGGATTCTAATAGGCTCGCCATTGTTTCCACCAATTTCCAATTTATCGGTCTTGCCGAACTCTTCAGGTAACTGACGCTCTAACCACCACGCGGCCGCTCGCCAATCTCCATCATTACCGCTCTTGGCGATAACAGCAACTTTCTTTGCAACTGCCTCTGCTTTTGCCCGTTCAACTTGCTCAAGAAATTTAAGAAATACAACTTCCGTTGAGTTTTCTTTTGCCCCTTTGACCAGTTTCAATCTCTCTCGTTCTGCCATTCCTCGGTTAATCCAACTGTAAAAACTTGTCTCGGTGATACCAGCCGCTACGACTGCATTGCGAATCGGCGTACCAATACGGATGTAATCAAGCAAGGTTTGTTCAAGGTTAGGTTGCAAGAGAGCGGTCTTTCGCCCAGCGTTCTTTTTGGGCTGTGCTGGCTTCTTCTTTTCAACTGCCGTTGTCATTAAAAATCCTGTCCTATGTACCAAAACCCAAGGTCAATTGACCATCCGTATTTATTGAACTCGAATCCAATTCCGAATCCACTTTTGCGTCCGTAGTAAAACCAAGTTTTTCCTACTCTTTTCTCCATCTGATTATTCTACCTCAGTTGTACACGCTTCGACTGGTAACTGTAATAGTAACGCGATGTCTTTCCAGTTATAGATA